CTCCTATGGCATCGGATCGGCACCCCCCGCCCCCCGCCCCCACCCGGTCAGGCTGGCCGAGGCGGGCGGGTCAGGGTCGAGCGGCAGAGCGGGGCGGGTGCGGGTGCGGTGTCCCTGCCTCGCTCCCTGCTGTGCCTCTGTGCTCTTGGCTCCTGCCCGGTGGCTGCCAGTGCCAGACGCAGAGGAGCCCTGGCTCACAAGCGAAGCCAGGGCTCTCTGATGCAGCTGTGATGTGTCGAGTGTCAGTCGGGTCTGTCGATCTCAGCAGCGCTGTGCTGGCGGCGCTCGACAGGAGCGCCTTCAGGTCTGAAGGCTGCTGAGTGGACTGTGCGGCCTGTCGAGCTGTAGCACTCGATGATGTGCCACTCACCCTGCCTGCGCCAGCTGTGGCTGTAGCCGCGCCTGCTGAGCAGTGGGATCATGCGCTCCACATACCTGCGGCACTGAGCATCTGTGCCATCGAAGTGGTCGATGGGTCCTGCGTTCGTGTCGATCCACCAGCGCTGCTCGACTGGCTCAGGCTCTGGCACAGCGCAGGTGATCTCCTCGCCGATGCTCAAGCGAACATGCTCCGCCCGGTAGAGCTTCTCAAGGTCTGTCATCTCCCTGATGTGGCTGATGCTGCCAGCCGCATTGCGATCAGTGGCGATGTAGTACCTGCCAGAGCTGACTCTGATGAAGGTGGTGGTGATGGTCATGATGGGCTCCTTGTCTCTCTCTCACCTGAGAAGCCCTGACTCCTTCAAGGAGCCAGGGCTGACAGGTGCAGCAGTGATGTGTGATGCGCTCAGTGGTCGAGCAGGCGCTCTCGCTTGATGGCTGCCGCTTCAATCTTCATCTCTTCGCAGACCATCTCAGTGCAGTCAGTCATCGCAGTGCGGAAGCTCATCCCACACTTCAACTCGACCAGTCCAGAGCCACCGCTCTGAACTGACAGCGAGAAGGTGCCATTGCGATCAGCATGCACTGTGTAGACAGTGCCGACTCCGCACACTGTGGCGACTGGCTCTGACTGGTATCTGTAGCTCGGGTGCTGTGTCATCTCTGCTCTCTCTCTCAGGCGCTCTGCCTGTCTCTCTCACCTGAGAAGCCCTGACTCCTTGTGGGAGCCAGGGCTATCAGGTGCAGCTGTGTGATGTGGTGAGCTACTTCGCAGCAGCCTTGCGAGGAGTGCGCTTCGCAGTGGTGCTCTTCGCAGGAGTCTTCGCAGCAGCCTTCGCAGGAGTGCGCTTGGCAGGAGCCTTCGCAGTCGAGCGCTTGGCAGCAGCCTTCGCAGGCTTCGCAGCCTTCGTCGGCCAGGGTGCAGCCACTGCCTGCTGCGAGCTGAGCTGAAGCTCTGCGATCCCCTTCTCAAAGGAGTGCACCTGCACATTGACCACATGCAGACCCTTCAGGCGAGGGATGCGGCGAGCCCTGTCAGTCGCAACCTTGACTGATGCAGCAGCACCAGGGATCGCAACCTTCAGCGAGGTCACCTTGCCGATGTTCGCAGCAGCAGCTTCGATGGCAGCACCGAAGTCCTCGGCACTCTTGATGGTGGTGGTGTTCGGGCGCTTGGCCATGATGTCTCTTGTCTCTCTCTCTCTCATCGGGCGCTCTGCCCTGATGTAGACACTCTACGGCGGGAGCCCCCGCATCGGCAACGGGGGACGCAGCCTTCTTAGGAAGGTCTTACCGATGCGGGTCTGTGTGCCTGATGGGGCTCAGCAGCTCCTGGCTCAGCTGGCCAGGAGAGCCTGCCAGGGCTCGCTCTGAGCGCTTCTGGCTGCCTGATCGCACACTTGTGCCAGCAGCTGCGCTCAGGGGCTCTCAGGGCTCAGGGTGACTGGTGGCTCCCGGCCCTGGCTCATGCCCATCTTGAGAGAGAGAGACTCTGAGACATCAGGGCTCAGGAGCGACCAGCGCTCGACAGTCTGTCACTTCGTCGAGCGGTGTGCGGGGATCGAACCCGCCCCTTCCGACCGGAAGTCGGCTGGCTCACCCTTGAGCCTTCCACCGCAGGGATACGGCTTCGCCATCGCAGCGAGCTTGCGCTTCATGGCACGGTCGAAGCCCACTGCGTACTTGTGCTTGCCGTCGATCACTCGCAGCACTCCTCCCGGTGGAGCTGGCACACGAGGACCGTTGAAGTTACCTGCGGTCGCTGCACGCTGATGCACCACTGACCCATCGGGCATGACGAAGTGTCGCGATGGCGCGCTCTGTCCGAGGTAGCGCCAATTCATCGCTTGATAGATCCCGCCAGTGTGACCTTGACGCGGGTCGGCGTAGGAGATCACGAGCCGCAGTTCGGGTGCGTGCTCGTGTAGCGCCCGAAGGGCTCGAGCCCCGATCATCGACACCGGGTGCTCGTGCGTGTGCAGTGCGATGCGGTTCAGCTCGACGTACTGCCCGATCATGAGCCCGAAGGCATCACCTAAGTGATAGTTCGCTCCTCTGCCGAACACGACAGCTCCGATGAAGCGCTCGTCTTCCCACACTCCGAACGTGGCCAGTCTCCCGACAGGCAGTGTGTGCGAGTAGTGCCAGCGCTGACAGGCGAAGCGAGCAGCTCGCACATCGCACCACTGCACCGACAGCTCAGTCATCAGTGCTGCATCCGGTAGAGAAGCGAGAGCACCGCACCTGCCAGCTCGTAAGTGTCGCAGGGATAGCGGACGAAGCCACACAGACCACAGCGCTGCGGATACCCGAAGTCCTGATTCGCAGGGTCGTGCTGTCGATGAAGCGAGAGAGCCCACGCATGCAGCTCCTCGTCAGTCATCGACCGCCACCACTTCACCACCGACACCCGTGCGCCACTTGAAGCCACATTGCGGGCAGCACTGCGGTGTGACTTCATCGAGCCGAGCTGCCGGCGCATCGGTGGGAGCGAAGGTCGAGCCGAGCAAGCGAGCGAGGTCTGCCTCTGTGTAACCCGTGGCAGCGAGGAGCACTGCATCACCTTGAGCACTCACCACTTCCAAGAAGGCGACAAGTGAGTCTTCGTCATAGACACCGAGGTCCGCAGTGTGATTGTCAGCCAGAGCCCACGCCCTCGCTGTGAGGTCGTCATCGTCGCACCACACGACTGCAATGGTTGTCCATTCCAACTCTCGTGCTGCGGTGCACTGTGTGTTCCCCGCTGTCACTTCGCCCCGACCGTCAGCCTTGTGTCGCGCCACTATCGGCTTGCGCTGTCCGAACTGTCGATATGAGCGCTTGACCGCTTCGACATCGCCCGGCGCGGGTTGCCGTCGAGCAGGTCGAGCAGGTCGAGCGGATACTCAAGGCTGAGGAGCTGCTCGGCGATCACCTGCGCCGCCTCGCTGCCTCATAGCCTTCTCGACCAGTCTTCGACCGGTGGCAGGGCTCGCAGAGCGCTTGCAGGTTGTCCCACGCATCGGTGCCGCCGTTGGCATGGCTGACGATGTGATCCACATCACTCGCAGGCGCTCCACAGCGCTCGCAGCGACCATGAGCACGACGCAGCACAGCTCGACGCTTCGCAGGCGGGACAGGGTGCGCTCCCTTGGCGTAGGCCGTGGCGGTAAAGGAAGGTCGATGCTTCGGGCAGCGCTCCTTGCCTCGCAGAAGGATCGGACAGCCCGGTGTCGGGCACTGTCTCGGAGCAGACCACGGCATCAGCTGCCGATCCTAGCTAGTGTCGAGAGCTGCGGCCCGCCCTGAGCGTAAAGCCGATCAGTGGGACGAAGCTCGGTGCTGATCGGTGTGTGTAGCGCTCAGGGCGGGCCGCTGACTCTAGCGCTCTTCGACCACCGTCCAGCCTGCGAGCCAGCCGCCAGGACCCTTCGGCAGCGCATCAGCGACGATCAGCAGACCCTCGCGCACATCTTCTGGCGCTCGCATCGTGAAGCTGAAGCTGCTCGGAGTGCTGTGCTCTTCGACAAGTTCGATCAGACCATGCTCGGTGAGCCCGTGCACTGTCCTGGTCATCGTGGCTCTTGCATTGATGGTGATCCTGCCCGCTGGTCTGCCGTGAGCGATGGAGAGCCGGTGCAGTGTCACCAGCGCGACTCGATGCAGTCAATGGTGCCAGATGGGCTGAGCGTGATGACGACTTCATCGCCGACCCTGATCCCGCTGGCATCAATCTTGCGGTAGTTCACATCACTCGCTGTGGTCGCTGCGGCACGCTCCCCGATGGTCGAGCGCCAGTGCAGCCGATACCGAGGTCTGCCGGCATCGGTTGGGTTCAGCACTTGCACTTCGGTGATCGTGGCTTTGATCGGAGCCGTGATCTCTCTGCGCTTGCTCATGGCTGCATGATCTCACTTGCGCTCTTTCAGTTCACGGATCATCGCTTGCAGCTGTGGAGTCGCAGCCAGGTCGAGCTTCTCCTCGTCAGTGGTGCGACGCAGCATCAGCCCGCCAGCCGGGAAGCGGTCGAAGATGGCCACTGCGCCGCAGTACGTGCAGAGCGACACATCTCCTGCCTCTGGCCGCTCCTCTGGCGGTGCTGTCGGATCACGAGCGAGGTCGAGCACTTCGCCGCATTCGAGACAGCGCAGCGGCCCGATCAGCCGCTCTGCGCTCATGATGCCTTCCTTGCCTGCTCGCTCTGGCGCACCGCAGAGAGCAGCACGTCACGGTGCCAGTCGGCCACGCTCATCTGCTCTCGCTTCGCTGCCTTCTCTATGCGCTTCCACAGCGAGAGCGCGACCCGCACACTCGCCACCTTGCGGACGTGTGTGTCCTCCTTCATGTTGCGTCCTTCCCATTGATCTCGACACTGACTGCAACCTGCATCCGTCTCGGGGTGATGCCTGCATCAAGCGAGCGCACCAGTCGAGTCGTGACCCATCCGATGAGCGACCCGACAAGGGTGTCCATCGCATCAGTGCTGAAGGTCACCATCGGCTGCTCGACCACGGCTCGCTCTGAGCGCTCTATCTCAAAGGACATCGACGGCCCCGGCAGCTTGAGCAGTGTGTCCCACTCGTCATCATCGACAGGCGGGCTCACTTGCGCCTGCCCTTCTTCGACAGGTGCCCGGTGATGGTGGCACTCCACATCTGTGTGCCGTTGGAGAGCTGCATCGCCAGCTCGCCGTCGTCAGTCATGGCGAGTGCTCGCACAGTGAGCACTGAGCCAAGCTCGGGATGAGTCAGCCCCTTGACTTCACGCTTGACGACTTCGCTCTTCGCTGGCGGGCCCTGAGCTTTGCCTGCCACTCGGTACTGCATCAGTCGCTGGTGCGCGCCATCTCCTACGGGCGCACCTTCGACTTCATAGCCTGCCTGCCTGAGCTTCATGCAGACCTGAGACAGCAGCGCTATCGAGCCGCCGAGCTTCAGCGCATCGTCACGGCTCGTCCAGTCACCCTTAAGCATGCGCCTTCCGAGCTTCGCTGTGACTGTCTTCGCACCTGACTGCTGCCAGCGAACCACTGTCGCTGCGGCAAGCTCTTCCTTCGTTCCTGTCATGCTCACTTGCGCCGCCCACCTTCCGTCAGAGCCAGGAGCATCTGCTCTTCGTTCGCAAAGACCTTCGCTCGGCGCATGACCTCTTTGCGCACATCGTCACCGTGCATCGGCTCGCCGTCGCCTTCCATGACGTAGCCCTCGGCATAGGAGTACCGACGCCCGTGGCGCTCGCCTGTCTTCGCATCCCACTTGTCAAGCGCTTGTGACCCGCAGCGAGAGCAGACCATATTGCGCCGCACTTCACCATCGGGTGCCTTGTAGTACCCGAGGACTCGCCAGTGATGGCCGAGATTGCCTCGGCGACACTCTAGAAACTCCTCGTCATAGCTTCGCAGCGGGTTCGCTGGCATGCAGTGGTGATCCCTTCTGATAGAAGAGAGATCGGCGCGCACTGTCGGGACCGACCTTGAGCGATGCGCTTCTGTGGTGGTTTCGCATCGCTCGGTCGGGACCGACCGCCCTTGCCTTCGCTCTCTTGTGGTGGTTTCAGACCTGCAATGTAGACAAGGCGTCTACACAGAGCAAGTCTTTGCCTCAGAGCTGCGCTGCGCCTGCCTTGAGCGCTGCTGCATGAAGAGCTGCGAACTGCTCAGGAGTCATCACGACTCGCCACATTCCGCCCCGCATGCGCACCATCGTTGCGGCATAGCTCGCATGAGCGTGCAGCCGTTGCACTTCTGCTCCGAGCGGCTTCTCACGCACGACACGCAGAGTGTCTGATGGTCGATATGCCACTTGCATCACTGTGTCGGGCAGACCAGCGAGGTCACCTTGATCTTCTCGCCGCCCTGCGCCGAGCTTGCGCTCGACGTGATGACCGGTCAGGTCAGACAGCAGCCGAGCCGCCTCGAGCTCGGCTGCGTCACCTTTGCGTTTCGCAGGAGCTGTCACTCGCCCGAACATAGTCCGTCCCCCGACTAGCCGGGAGGGAAGCCGGGGGACGGTGATCCCCGATGTGTGAGATGAGGGATCAATGGGAAGCTAGTCCACGATGCCCTCACATGCGCGCCTGAAGGTGCCTAGCTCGGGATCGAAGCGATACCAGCAGATTGCTTGATCGGTCAGCCGCAAGAGTGGGTCAGGCGGCTTGTCGTCCACTGCTGTCGGGCGCTTGCAATGCTGACACTTGCCACCATCCATGATCGACTCTGCGAGTCGCAGCATCGCTTGATACGGATGCAGGGCTCCCGCTGCCTGCCAGATGTCTCCCCATCGTGCGCACGCGATCCACACGATAGGCATCTCTTCTTCGCAGTAGCGGACCTGAAACTCCTCCGCACCAGTGCGCCCGAGGAGGTCGATCAGCGCAGCGAACTTACCCTCTGTGATGTCGGGCAGCGGATCAGGCATCAGATGTCTTCGATGCGTATGCGATCAGTGTCATTCGGGCTCAGACCTTCCTTGACGATGGTGACTCGCTTCCCGATGAAGTCGAGCACGCCCTTAATAGCTGCTCTGCGCTCATCGCTCGACAGCTGATCCCAACATTCACGCAGCAGACCGGGAGTGCTCACATACTCGGTGTCAGTGTCGCCGCTGAGTGCGTAGAGATTGGCCAGCTCGGCATTGAGGTCTGCGATGGTGCTCTCAAGGCGGGCAGCGAGCTTCATCCCGAATCGGTACGGCGAGACTCCCGACTCGACATCATCGACCACTTGAGTCAGCTCGCCCTCCTTGCGCGCCAGCTCTCGCTGCACTCGGGCGATCTCTCTATCAACGCCCTTCGCACTCTGGCGCTTCGCCATGCGACTCAGGTCCCGACCATCAGTGAGCACGAGCACATACTCAGTCAGGAAGTCAGCGACGACCACGCCATTCATCGACATTCCACCGCATCGCTCTACGCCGGGGAAGAGATGACGTGTCGGGCATCTGAAGCGATCTCGACCTGAAGAGCGAGCGTGCCACATCACTGCGCCACAGTCGCCGCAGTGCACGATGCCTCCGAAGGTGGACACGTTGCGGGGAGTGCGCCGGCGATCTCCTCGGCGAGCCAGCTCGGCCTGAATGCGATCCCACTTCTTGCGGTCGAAGATCGGTGGCCACACGCCTTCGATCAGTTCGCCATCACTGACCCGCAGCCCTGCATGATGTGGAGCACTGAGCATCTGTCTGACAAGGTTGCCGGTCCAGCCATTGCCGCCGCGCTTCTGCTGCACTCCTTGCTCAGTGAGCGACTGCGCCAGCTGTCGCAGCGATGCACCGCCGAGCAGGTCATCGGCGAGCTGTGTGAGTATCACTGCCTCTTTCGGCTCCTGCTCCATCGGAGTGCGCCAGCCGTAGGCCACGACAGAGCCCGGCAGACCTTGCTCTCGGCGCTCTCGCTTCTGATCGGTCACTCGCTGGCTGATGAGGTCAGTCTCCATCGCTCCCACCATGACCAGCGTGCGTGCGGTGAGCTTGCCTTGAGGAGTCGTCAGGTCGATGAAGCCATGAAGAGTCGCAATGGTGCACGGGTTCCCATCCTTGACGAACTTCGCTCTGCCTTCTCGTGTCAGCTGCTCGGCGAGAGCGATGGAGCGCTCAAGCTCCATCGGCTGACGCCACAGCCGGTCAAGGTTGTAGCAGACAAGCAAGTCGGCCTGCCCGCCTTCCAACATGGCGAGCGCTCGCTGATAGTCAGGCCGCACCTTGCGCGAGCGATGCGATGCGCTGATGTCGTTGTCCTCAAACATGGCGAGCACTTCGGCACCGTTGGCTTTGCAGAAGGCTTCGATCATCTTCGCCTGTCGAGCGACTGTCGCTCCTTCGTGCTTGTCTCTGCTGACCCGGCAGTAGCCGATGGCTCGCAGCTTCTTTACTGTGGTGGTTGTCATGCGCAGCAGGCTAGCTCAGATGGGCAGGTTAAAACTTTCGACCCTGTTCTGAAGTTTTAACCTGCCCACCCTGCTCGATCTACCCTAGAGCCCTGCCCGTGAAGCTCTGCCAGGGGAGAGCATCAGGACAGAGGGAGCCCCTGCTACTCGATCACGAGCAGGGGCTCCCTTTGATTCAGTTCTCTTCGACTGCTCTCGCTGCCGCCTCGTGCTGCATCGCTTCGTAATCATCGACCCTGCGCCGTGTCTGATCGGCTGGCTCCTCTGCGATCTCCCACTCGGCGATGACAGCGAAGGTGCTCCCGTTGTAGAAGCGATGCGGCAGCTCGTGACCTTGCACGCGATTGCAGTGCACCTGCGATTCATAACTCGGCGATGTGCGAACCCACGGACCGGGCACCATGCAAGTGCTGAGCTTCTTCGGACCCATCAGTAAAACCTCCTGACGATGCGCCGGCCGATAGCCTCGGCCACTTGTGGAACGACGGCATTACCTAGCGTGCGCAGTCTGTCCATCCGAGCGGGAACCCCATCAGCCATTCGACCCACGTCGGGTTCAATCTCCCAATCGTGACGTCGGGCGCTATCACGTCGGTCAAGGTCCGCCCCGAGTGGTGGCGAGTCGAAGACGGCGAGCGCTTGGCGGTTGCGTTGCGAGAGCGCTTGGCGTCCTGCGCTGTCGGAGTAGGAAGCTGCCGCTGCACTGCTGTGCGCAGATTCATGCCGCCGAGTCGCTTCGGAGATGTCCCCGGCCCACTCACTCCGTCTGCGACGGTCGGCGTAGGCCACGATGAAGACTCGCTGCCTTCTGTGCGGCGCGCCGACATCGGACGCCGCCACGCGATCCCACTCTGTGTCATACCCGAGGTCGGCCAGGTCCCCGAGAACGTCTCCCATTCCACGAGAAAGCAAGCCTGAAACGTTCTCCACGAGTGCGAGTCGTGGTCGAAGTAGACGAATCGCTCTAGCGAAGGCGGGCCAGAGCCAGCGCTCATCTTCGGCTCCGAGTCTCGACCCGGCGTAACTGACGGGCTGGCAAGGGAAGCCTCCGCAGATGAGGTCAGGCCGGGCAGTGTCGGCTGAGAGTGTGCGGGCGTCTTCATGGCACGGGACATCTGGCCAGTGTGTCGCGAGGACTTGCCGACAGTAGGGATCATTCTCACACTGCCAGATGACATCGAAGCCCGCTCTCTCTAGGCCGAGGTCGAGCCCGCCGATGCCGCTGAAGAGTGAGCCCACTGTCGGCATTCATGACTCCTCGTGTTCGTTGTAGTGCTCGCACCAGTTATCGAAGGCTCGACCCTCAGAGACTCCTGCGAAGCCTTCACCGCACGAGCAGACCACGAGCACCACCACATCGGCGATGTCGTGGCGCACCGGCTCAGGGTCTGCGTAGAGATGCAGGCTTCTCACTTCGACCGCCTCTGCATCGAAGCGGCGAGCCCCTGCACGACTGCCTCATAGACGACCTGCTCCTTGTCGATCCCTCGCACGATGGCTTCTGCCTCAAAGATCAGCAGCACTGACTCGGGCACATCGACAATGATCCGAAACTCAGGCACCGTCGTCGCGCTTCTGCTCGTGCAAGTGAAATGTCGTGTCGTGAACGTTGACGAACTCCTCTGGCGGCGGGAGCTTCATGACGACCTCGAGCTCGGCCGGCAGCAGTGCGTACCGAGCATCTGCGATCTCATCCCAGGTCGGGTATCGAGAAGCGCCACGCTGTCGCTTCGCCAGCTGTCGCCGATTGTGACTGATGCTCATGTGCCAGAGAAACTCAGGCGGGTTGCGAGTGACGATGGCGGTCAGCTCGCCGTCGTGTACCCGGCGCACCATGATGCCGATGTCGGTGCAGCCCGCCTCAACGAGCATCTCAAGGGTGCGGTGATTCACATCTCGTGATGGCTCCCACAGCGAGCGCTGCCGGGTGAGCGGGTTACCGGGTCGCTCTGTCATCTGTGGCACCAGCACCGGCACGAGAGATCACGATGCTTCGGGCTGTCCACATGACACTCAGGGAGATGCTCTCGCTCAGCCGAGCACTCGCCGCCCTGACCGTCAGGGTCCGATCCTTCACTGAAGATGACCATCAGCTCTCCTCCACGATGGTGACGTGTGCTTCCTTGGCATGGCGTAGCTCTGGCGATTCGGCCCACCAGTCGAAGGGCTCGCAGCGAGGTCGAGCGGCCACGAAGCGGACCCTGATCCCGACCGCTCTGCGCCAGCGGGCCCTGAGTGCGCTCACCACGGCTCACCAGTGCGCTCGGCCCCGATGTACGGATGCCCGCACAGCGGACGCCAGTCAAGCTCTCGGGACCCGTAGAGCGCAGGCAGGTGCCGCACTCGACCGCCAGCGACTCCGAGCGACCACGAGGGATCGCGAGGGAAGCGACTGTCACGCCAGAGCGCCGCCCACTTTGCACAGCGCTTGCAACGTTCACGCACTTGAGCATCAAGAGAATCGGAGCGCTCCGATTCAGATTGAGCACCTAGAGAATCGCCCGATTGAGCACCTAGAGATCGGTCTCTTGATGCTCTTCCACATGGTTGAGCATCAAGAGAGCCCATTTTCGTCTTCTTCCTGCTCGGAGCGGGTGCTCTCTTGATGCTCAGCTGAAACTTGAGCATCAAGAGGTGCGGGCTCTTGATGCTCAATCTGATCGGGCTCTTGATGCTCAATCTGTGCGGGCTCCTCTGGCGGGTCCTCTGCGCCGCCAGGAAGGCACACGAGCCAGCTTGAGATGCGCCGCCCCGATGGGTCGCGCAGGCGCTTCGTGGTGACACCGAGCGACTCCCTGGCTCGCCTGAAGGTCGATGCGGTGATGCCTGCGCTCTGCATGCCCTCGTTCAAGTCCTGAGCCGTCAGCGGCCCATCGGCCAGAGTCTCTCGCAGCCAGTCCTGAGCGGCGCTCAGTGACGCCCGCTCGCCTTCGTTGGCCACCTTGAAGAGATCAGAGCTGCGCACGTTCAGGCGCTCTCCGAGCCACTCGACACCCGACGTGTCGATGGGCAGCCCGCCAGCGGGGTCGGGAATGTAGCGGGCTTCGATCTTGAAGGCGAGCGCAGGAGCTGAAGCCATCGGGCCGAGGTTGGACTTCACCAGCACCACGACACGAGCGTCAGGGTCTGATGGGTCGATGCCCACTCCGAGCACAGCTCTCGCTGCTGCGGTGAAGGCACGGCTGCCGAGGATGCGATCAAGCGCTGTGGTCGTCGGTGCCTTATTCCAGTGCATGATGCCGACCGCTACCGCTTGCAGCTCGTCCATCGCTGCGGCGAGTGGAGCGATGGCGCGCCGCACATCTCGCTCCTTGTGGCTGTCTGTCCTGTCGTCGCCGATGTGGACACTGAGCGGGTCGAGCACCAGCAGTCGAGCGCCGAGCTGGCTCATGGCTGCGCTCAGCTGTGGGAGATCAGCCGGGATCGACAGCCCGCCAGGAAGGTCGTCGATGCGCACGAAGTGCACCCGAGTGAGATCAGCCCCGGCAGCAGTCAGGCGCGGCACCAGTGTGTGAGCTTCTGAGTCCTCGGCGCTCACGTAGACCACGGAGCAGGGTCCGCTGACATCGCCTTCTAAGGTGCCTGCTGTCGCCTGAGCGGCCAGCTCGACCGCAAGGGTGGACTTCCCGAGCCCTTCTTGACCAGCGAGGAGCACAGCGCTTCCGAGTGGCAGCCGGTTGCGCCAGAGCCAGCGCTGATGCTTGACCGTGATGCTCGCTGCCGGGACAGTGCTGAAGCCAGAGAGACTCAGAGGCTCGACCGGCAGCGGGACCTTCAGCAGCTTGCTCAGAGCCTGCGGGTAGTACGGCTCCGCACTCTGCGCACCATCGACCGACGTTGACCAGATGGTGACGTGATGATCGGGGTGCGGGTAGATCGTGGCCGAAGTCCCATCCTTCGGGCTCTTGCCGGGGCGGGTCAGGTGAGCCTTGCCAGCGTTGTCGATGTGGGGCTCGGAGTAGCCCGCCGTGAGCATCATGGAGAGCGACGGCTCTAGCGCTTCACGGCCAGGGCTCGACCCGGCAGGCCGCAGCGAGTGCAGCATCCACTCAGGCGCTTCGGGCGCTTCGATGTGCGAGGGTCGCCCGCTCTCCTCCCAACAGTACGTGCCGCCGTTCGGGTGCAGCGATGGTGGAGCGAGCACCTGCCTGCCCTCGGCCCGAATGTCGAGATGGTCGCCGAGTGTCTCACGAGGGTTAAAGCCGGGCCATCTGAAGTAGAAGTGCCAGCCGCCGCCAGGAGTCACCACCATCGGACCCTCGGGCAGCGGGCCGTGCTCCTGCGTCAGCGCAAGAAGAGTGTCTTTGCCGAGCTTGTCTCGACCGTTGTCGTCCACGTCGAGCACGAAGATGCCTGAGCCCGCCCCGGTGGCGATGCCGATGCCTGCGCCTGCGTGACCGTTCGTCCACCAGTCTTCGATGACCGCAGGGTCAGTCGTGGCGAGCTTCGGCCAGTCAGCGAGATCAGGCACCTTCGACCCGGTGCGGATCGGGATCACCCGCCAGCCGAAGTCGTGCGCATAGCGCAGCGCGACTGCGAGCATGGTGGGATTGTCCGTCAAGGCGAGCACTCAGACGAGATCGTCCGCAGCGACACTGGTGCTGCGGTGAGTCACCGTGACACGGAAGAGCTTCGCCGGGTTGCGTCCTGGCTGTGCCTTGTCTGACTCGCCGAGGTACTCGATGGCGATGTCGTCGCCGATGGCGGGCGGGTTCTCTGCCAGCTGTCGCTGCAGCCCGCTCTGCGTGGCGCTCACGATCACGTCGCCGTCAGCAGTGCGTATCTTCAGCTCGGGATACTCAGCTCCGAACCCACTCGCCAGCCCGACGTGAATGACCGTTCCGTCCACGATCACACCGGGCTGCTCCCACTTCATGTAATCACCCTTGAACCGATTCCAGTCGAAGCTCATGCGGCGTCTGTCCTCTCTCTCATCGGAGCCGGGTCTGGCTCCCCGAACGGGATGCGGTGCTCCCCTTCGATCCGTTGCAGCACTTCGGCGACCCGCTCGAGCTGCTCGGCAGTCTGTCCGTCGTGCTTGAATGTCGGCACTCCGAGTGGCCACTGTGCAGCGAGCGCAGCGAGCGCTTCGGGGTGATGCTCCTTGAGGCGGGTGATCTCGCCGACAAGCCAGGTGCGGCGATCCTTCGGCATCTCTGCCTTCACCTTCGCCTTGCGAAACGAGCGGACGTGATGCGCCAGCAGTGCGCCTTGCCATCCGAGGTCGAGATCGACGGCGAGCAGCTCGCACTTCGCCTGACCCGCAGGACAGTGAGCGACAATCCCGATGCGCTGATTCACTGGCGGCATCGGAGTATGCGTGTGCGTCGAGCGGTTGTAGATCGTGGCTCCGTGCGCATAGAGCGCCAGCTGTATCGCGATGGACGTGAGCCCGAGACTCTGGCCAGTCTTCACGTCGAGTATGTAGCGCTCGCCACCGAGCCACACGACACGATCAAGGGTGCCGGCGACAGTGAGATCGGGCACGACGACGGTTGACTCGACCAGCTCGACCGTCAGATGAGCCGCCTGCATCGCTTCGGAGTAGGCGGTGATGTCAGCGAGCCAGGGCTCAGGGACTCGCTCAAGCGCCAGCTCTCCGAGGTCGAGTCGCTCGGTGAACTCGTGGAGCGCCTGACCTATGTTGCGACCCGCACTCGCTTCTGCCGCTTCGATGGCGTCCACGACGAGCGAGTCGATCCTCGTCTTGTCGTCATCCCTCGCTGCTGCGACTCCTGCGAGGAGATCAGCTCGACGGCTGAGCCCGATGGCCACCATGCGCTGTGACCACTTCTCAAGAGCGAAGCGGTCGTCAAGTGTGGCTGCGTGTGTGGTGGCTCTCGTGTGTGCGACTGGCTTGCCGCCGTCTGCCGGGACGATCAGATACCGGCCCCACTGGTCGAACCCTTCCTCGGGCATGATGCGCTCCTAAGTACGGCTTAATGATGGAGACGAGGAGCGCCAGCAGTTCGGGTGGCAGTCGTCGTGGGAGCCTGCCCGCTGACTTGTCAGCAGCGACACGCTCTCGGGCGCTCACCTTCACCGCTTCACGCTCGGTCCCGACACTCACCCGCACAGCTCCTTGCGAGAGCAGTGCAGGATGCGGCACAGCTGCACGACCCGGCCCGGCTGCGGCACGTTCTCATCGCGCTCCCACCGCCCGATCACTGACTCGTGCGTGTCGAGTCGAGCGGCGAGCTGTGTGCGGGTGAGATCAGCGCGACGACGCAGCGAGGTTAAGCGACTCCCAAATGTGGGCGGGCTCTTGCGCACCGCTGTCGCTGCTGGTGGCACTTCAGGCTGACCAGTGTCGGGCATTGAACACGCCCCCCGTTCTGACGCACCCGACACATAAGCGTCAATAGCCTTCTCTCTCGGCGGTCAGTCTGATCCCCCGTTTCGGCTGGCCGATCCCCAACCTATGCACAGCCTGAGTGTCGTGGCAAGTGCCGTGGCAGAATCGTGCTACTCGCTGGCATCGGATGCAGTGCCGAGTGGCGTGTCACTTGGCGTGGCAGGTGCCACGACACTCTGAGCACTCGCAGTGGTGCCAGTCTGCTCAGCTGACTTAGCACTCGGTTGAGACAGCAGCCCTGCTGTCGCTGCGCTCCTCCCGTAGCGGAAGCCCATATACCCGCCGAGAACGGCCACGAGCCCACTGACGGAAGTGTCGAGCAGCTGCGTCGCGTTCGCCGATATCGCAACGTCGATCCCCTTGTGACCGACGATCACTTCGATCATGGCTGCCACGGCGATCAGCCCGACAAGGACAGCGAGCCCGGTGGCGAGCACGAGCGCCACCACATCAGGTCCCCGGCCCTCGGCCTTGTGACCGAGAGACTCGGCCTTCATCCCTGCACCGAGCCAAGGAAGGGAGCGCCGAAGGCGAAGGCACCACCATCAGCGGCTCCGATGTAGTACCCGCCCTTGCTCGCTGCGATCCCGACCGCTGGCCAGTTCAGGACGATCCCGCCAGTCGAGCCAGCGAAGCTCGCAGCTCCGAAGCAGAAGACTCCACCATCGGCACCGACCAGCCAATACCCGCTGCCGTCAGCGATGGCGTCGATGCCCACAATGGGCTGATTGAGCTTCGTGCTGCCCGCAGAGCCCCTGAAGTCGCACCCGAAGGCAAACACGCCCCCATCGGCTCCTGCGAGGACGTAGCCGCCGCCAGAGCGAGCGATGCCCACCACTGGCGCATTGAGCTGCATCCCACCGGCTGAGCCGTGGAAGGGTGCATCCCCGAAGGCGAAGACTCCTCCGTCAGCTGCGGCCAGCCAGTAGCCTTGACCGCTCGGAGTCGCAGCGATGCCCACCACCGGAGCATTGAGCTTCGTCCCACCCGCTGAGCCGTAGAACTGCGGAGCGCCGAAGGCGAAGACTCCTCCGTCACTCGCAGCGAGCCAGTACCCACCCGGCACCAGCGCGAGCCCCACGATGGGCGCATTGAGCTTCGTCTCAGCTGCCGAGCCGTGGAACATGGTCCCGAAGGTGAAGATGCCACCATCAGCCGCAGCCATCGTGTAGCCGCTGTCGTCAGAGTCGATGGCCACGATGGCGGCATTGAGCCCTGGCGGCACTGGTGGTGGAGTGGGACCCACTGCGCCACCACCGAGCACGCGATCCCACGGGAAGCTCGGACCAGGGTCCCAGTGCCCGCCGCCTCGTGAGCCGAGATCGACGTGACCACATACACCGGTCCCGTTGCCTTGTGCAGCGCTCGCTCCGATGCGCAGCAGTGGGATGCCAGCAGCTGCGCACTCCTCGGCGATCCATTGCCGACAGTTATCGAGCATGACCGGGTGACGGTTCCACTCGGCCAGGTCCCATGATGCGAAGCCGCACAGCTCGGTTGAGATCGCAGCACTGTTGAAACTCGCCTGCGTCCATGAAGCGTTCTCTCGCTTCACGTACTCACCGATGATGCCGGGCTGATCGTCAATGCCGGTCTGAGAGCTGACAGCGTTGGAGCGGTTCGCAAAGAAGGAGCCGAGGCTCTCAATCGTCCTGGCTCCTTCGGCTGTGTGCACGACGATGATCCGAGCTCGAGCGCTGCGAGAACTGAAGCTCGGCGACGCGATCCACTTCCTTTGCAGGCTCATGAGTCCTCCCCGGTCGCCTTCTCTTCTGCACCGACATCGGTGCTCTCGTACTCAGTCGCATCTGCGGGCCGCTCTTCTTCAGGTTGCGGCTCTTCGCACGGAACATCGTCGGCTGCCGGCGAGTCCTCGGACGGTTCCGATACTGGCTCTTGCGGCTCTTCGTTGTCATGACGGCGCTCGTGTTCACTCATGGTGCTCTCCTTTGCTTGATGGTGGTGATTAGATCGGTGTGCCTTCACTGTCGAAGTACAGAGCCGCCACTGTCGGGAAGTTCGCTTGCGTCAGGCTCAAGAGGTCTGCATCAAGCACGAGCGACTGGTCTATGGTGCCGTCCCCGTTGTCCACCTTGTCGGCGATGCCAGGCCCGCCCGCTGCGAACTTGAGCAGACCTGAAGACGGACCCTGCTCATCGCGCAGCACTGAGCGAGCGCAGGCAGCGATGTCGGGTCGAGTGTCGTTGATGAATACCTCGGACTGCTGTGTGTTCACGGCCCGCACTCGCAGCTGAAATGTCGGGTCCTGCTCTAGTTGCGACTGAGCGAGATAGCTCATGGGTCTTCCTTTCTATGCGTCGGAGATATTGATGGCCATTGACTCAAGGGACGGCTGAGACACCGGACGACATCGGAAGGTGCCACCGGCATCGACCCATGCGTCAATGCCGAACGTGTAGAGCGTGCCCGGTGTGAGCCCGTAGAAGAAGGCAGACCCGCCAGCGAAGAAGGCTTGCGGAGTCACTGCCGACATCGGGCTGCACAGTCGCACCACCGTCTGACCGAGGGTCGTGCCCTGCGCCGCTCGGAAGTACACACGATTCATCGCGACAGCGTTGAAGCCGGTCGCCACCAGCTCGACCCGCACTGCTCGTCGTGCCGGTGTGTACGTACCTTGCAAGATGCGCTGTGCTGTGGTCGATGTCAGCGCAAGGTCCGTCGCCAGAGGGTAAGAGACTGGCTGTCCCGGCACCGAGAGTCCCTGCGGGCGAAGGTCAACAATGGTCGCACCGTCGAGCACTGCTGTGCCGCCCACGACCGTGACCGCACACATGCCGAGTGCGTTCGCCGGCACATTCGGTCTGACCGGGTTGCTCACCGCAGGGACGCCCGTGACCGCCGAGAAGATGAAGTCGTTATTGCCGCCCGAGTCAAGCGCATTGTCTCGCACCTGGCACACGACAAGATCAATGCGTGACTGCCCGGTCGCAGGCGAGGCAGCGAGTGTCGCAACCTCGGCGGTGCTCCATCGACACAGAGCGCAGCCGCCACCCGCTATCGGCACAAGCGCTGTGTCGGCAGCGAGACTCACCTGCATGGTGCTGAGCACTGTGGTGATCGGAGCTGCGGCGAGCACTCCTCCTATCGGCCACACCGTTGCCATCAGGCTTCGATCAAGTGAAGCCGAGTAGTTTCCTCCCTGCTGCCAGAGCGGTGCGTATCGGGTCATGGGTCTATCTCCTTGCGAGAGCGTTCACGTCGGCGGCTTGATTGCGGAGCAGGTCGATCAGCGAGAAGGCCGAGCGACCGAGGGTGAGCGACACGTCCTCTTGACCATCGTCGCCGATGTCGAAGGTGATCCCCATAATGCGGATCGAGTCCTCAACATGCAGGCGGCCTGAGTTGACCACGAGTGGCACCGTGTCTCCCATGTTGAGCAGTCCCTCGCGATAGAAGCCGGGTCGCAGCACTGCGGTGTACTGAGGGATGAGCACACCGCTGATGTCGAGCGCACCCTGAGACTGTTCGTCCAGCGTTGATTGCAGCACCACGTCCGAAGCGTTATCGACATTTGACCAGAGCCCGACCGGCGTCACCGTCACGTTGTTTGCGTCGGCATTCCAGTGCTCGCCGAAGAGTGGCGGCGTGCCATCAGGCGAGCCATCGGGCACGCCCCCGATGAGCCACTGATAGTTGGCATACGCCGAGGAGTCGATGGTGCGGGTGAGCGTGGACACTGCGCCGCCGTACTCAAGGACGAACTGTGATGTGCGGTCGATCCCCTGGCTCGGATAGAAGATGCGAAGGTAGTCCCACGTCTGCGCTGTGTCGAAGCGCCATCCCGGCACGATGTCGTAATCGAAGCCTCCGATCACATGCGCGAGATCATCGAGCAGAGTCCCGATGTTCTGTGCGGCGATGTAGTTCCGATCTCGGAGCTGACCTGATGGGATTGAGCGCCGAGAGCCGTCAGGGTTCACCGTCCACGGTCTGAAGGGAAGGTACGAGCCAGGTTGCAAGCTCGTGCCGTTCGATGTGCTGACCCGAGTTGACCATTGCCAGAAGCTCGACACGATGGCATCTTGCTCGGTCTGGTGAAAGTTCCACAGCGCTGTCGTCCACCGACGCTGCATCATGGCGAGATAGTCATGACAGGTGAAGGTGACGGTGTGTGTCTGCTCGGACAGCTCGTCCTCTGAGTGGCTCACGATCCCTCTGAAGTAGGCCACGTCCCGACCGGCGCTCTCGCTCCACCGCCACAAGATCACATCTTGAGACAGCTCCTTGATGAGCGAGGCAGCAGGCGAGTTACCCGGCAGCACGAAGGTGAGCTGTGCGGGCGAGTTGAGACTCTGCTCAAGCTGGCGAGAGCGAGCATCAGACAGCTCTGCGATCATGGTCGTTCCCCACGCCACGTCGGCGAACTGTCGATTGTGCAGAGTCAAGCGCCAGCGACCACGCCCCGAGGGAATGGCGACGGTCACGTCACGAACCGATCATTCCAAGTGGCGCGCACCTGCGTCGAGTTGGTCGCCGAGGACCCGTAGAGACTCATGTTCGTCCGAGTCGGTGCGACGGGCAGCTGTGGCCAGAGTCTCGACTGTACCCAGTCGATGAAGGGCAGCATGTTCTGTGTCGGGTCGTTGTCGAGATAGGCCGTGCGCGCCGCACAGTCGATCTGAAGGAAGTGTCCCGCATCGACACGGAAGCCGGTGTCAAAGTAGAAGCGCCAGTTCGCACTGCCGACACTCGGGTAGAAGAATATTTGCGGGTCGGTGATGGGTCCGAAGAGTTGCAGCACCGGAGCGACAGGCAGGTCACCGTTGCTCACGATGATGCCTTCGATGTAGCCGCCACTGCCTGCGGGATAGGCCCGGTTGAAAGTGAGATTGTAGACACGGCCCGCCACGACAGAGCTTCCACTCCATGCCGTCGCTGATGCAGCGACAGCCGAACGGATGATGGGATCGGGTGCGACCCAGCTGAGTTGAAAGTCTCGCCGCACCGGTTGGCTCATCTCTGCGGACCATGCCGTCGCTCGGAGTATCAGGACCCGCTCGAGCCCCGATGTGTCCATGAGCGTGTAGTGCAGTTCGGGTCGAGCAGACGGATCAAGGAAGGGTGCGAAGCCTTGCACGATCTCGTCCAGTGGCACGCTGCCGTCAGGCACTGCGGTGATGTTCGCTGTCACCACACGAGAGCCGAGGTACTGCGTGCGATCATCCGTGCCGTGCTGATCGGGCGAGTTATTCACCACTTCTCGCACCACTGGACCGCCGAGGTCGAGACTGGTGCACGCCCATCCCGACACGAGATCATCAAGCGGTCGAGTCAGCTGGCCGAGCACCAGCCATGCCTTGCGCTGATTCACTGGCGGACCCGGCTCAGGCTCGGGAGGTCGAGCGCCACTGAAGGCAGCGAAGTGCGCTGCGACTGTCGCTGCGCTCAGCTGCGTCGGGTAGATCGCCACGTGGCAGAGGTCGCCGAGTAAGAAGCCCCCGAGGTTCCCGTTGGCGATGTGCCAGAAGCCAGTGAGCGCAGTCGGCGAAGCGCCCGCCGAGTATGCGACTTGCACTCCGTCGCGATAGAGCGTCAGGTTGCCGCCCTGATAGGTCCCGACTGCGTGATGCCACTGACCATCGTTCGACGTGTTCGGGTCCTCGATGACCGGCACGCTGCCGCCGTACGTGTAGACCCTGAGCTTGCCTCCGCTCAGGTAGAGAAACGGTGTCTCGGACGGATCAAGCGCGAGCTGGCCAGCATTGAAGGCAGCCAGTGTCGCGCTCTGTGCACCCGTGCGATACCAGCACTCGATTGAGAAGGGAGCGAGCGCCATCGGGCGAGAGCGCATATCGACAATGAAGCCGCTCACGCCATCGAAGGTGCATGCGTAGGGTTCGCCCCACGGATCAGGCCGCCCGAAGGTCTGCGATCCCATCACGACACCGTTGAGATTGTTCACCAGCTCGACGGCAGCGATGGAGTTCACCCGGTCACTCAGTGGCCAGTACGCCGAAGGATTGGAGCCCATCACTGCGGCACGGTAGGCATCAGAGAGTGGCATCACACACCTGCTGTCTGCGCGACCCACGCCACGCGCTTCATGAAGTGGTCGATGTCCACGTCCGAGTTGAAGTTCGCTGTCTGTATGACGACAGCGGGTCCTCCCGCACCGCTGCCGGCAGCCATCGGTGAGCCGCCGCCGAAGTCGGGCAGCACATGGTTGAGTGTGTTCGTGGTCGCACTGGCGAGTGACTCCATGCCGTTGATGTAACCCTGCACCGTGTTCCGTCCGAGATCATGGAAGACGGTCGATGGCGAGTGAATGCCAAGGATGCCCTTCGCCGCATTGATCGGCGCAGTCACGACGGACTTGATCTTGTCTTCGACTGCACCAGCGAGCGAGCCGATGCCATTGATGAGCCCCTGAATCAGCGCTCGGCCTGCATCCTTGAGCAAGCCACCGAGATCGCCGAGAGCGGTGATGATCTGATGCGGGATGCCAGAGACAACGGACCACAGTCCTCCGAGCGCACCAGCAGCTGCACCTGCTGCGGTAGAGAAGCCGCCTGCAATGGCACCGAACACGGCACCGCCGAGCCCTGACAAGAAGCGCACGACCTGACCCGGCAGGGCTGCGACGGTCCCGAAGAAGCTCCCGAGCGCTGCACCGGCAGCACCGGCAGCAGTCGAGAAGCCGCCTGCGATGGCACCGAACACGGCACCACCGAGCGACGACAAGAAGCCGACGACCTTGCCGGGGATCGAACTGACCTCAGTCCAGAAGCCTTGCAGTGCGTTCGCGATGCCGGGGCCGAGGTTGGCGAAGGGTGCGGTGATGTAGTCGAAGAGCAGCTTCGGCACCGCAGCGAGCGCTCGCAGCGCAGAGAGCACCGCATCCTTCGCTGCGTTCCACGCTCCCTGCCAGTTTCCGGTGAGCAGGTCGATCAGCACCTTAAAAATGTCCACGTACATTCGGATGATCGGCTGAATGACGTGGTATGCGTCCTGCATGAGTCGAGCCGCTGTGGTGAAAGTGGCACCGATCATTTGCCTCAATGGCGTGATGGCGTTGTAGATATCTCGGGTCGCCGCAGCGAAGAAGTGCGCGACGTCCTTGAAGGCGTTCGTCGTGTGCTCCATCGCTCCCGGTAGGTTCGTCCCGAGCCATGTGGCTGCGACCGTGAGCGCCTTCGTCATGCCGATCAGACCCTGCGTGATTCCCTTGAAGACGGCGGTGCTCAATGGCTCAAGAGCCACTGCGGTCGCATTCTTCAATGTGGCGAAGGAGCCGCCGAGTGTGGCGGTGCGCTTCGCTGTGTCGTTGATGGAGTCGCCCGATCCCTTGACCTCTTTGGAGAGCTTGCCAAAGTCGAGCTGCCCTCCTCGCACCGCCTGCACCATCTGCACTGCGCCACGAGAACCGAAGGCACCCGCCGCAATGTTGAGTGCGTCGGTCTGATTGCTCGCTCCCTTGATGGCGGTGATGGTGGCGTCCATCGCTGCGGGGATGTCTTTCACGCCCGCCTTTGCGAACTTGGCACCCGCAATCTGCATCGCCGCCATGACCTTCGACGTGTTCACGCCATGCTGCTCAAAGCTCGCCAGCATCGAAGTCGAGTCGCTGAAGCTGTAGCCCATCGTGCGCAGCTGTGGCGCGAACTTCGTCACGTTGCCTGAGAGGGACGAGAAGGTCACTCCTGTCTTCTGGCTCGCCGTGAACATCTGATTCATGGCGGTCGTGGCGTCTTTGCCGTGAAGGTCCCACTGCTCTAGCGCCTTCGACCCTGAATCGACATTCGTCTTCAGGTCGGTTCCGGTGATGCGTGACAGGGTGAGAAACTGCTTCGACAGTCCCTCAAGATTCGGCCCGGTCGTGCCAGTCATACGCTGCACTTCGGTGATGGCAGTGGTGACATCGGCGAAGGAGGACGGCCCGCTCTTTGCCACATTGCGGAACGACTGCTCTAGGTTGGCCAAGTCTTTACCGGTCGCACCAGTGTCGCGAGCAATGGTGCGGTATTGAGTCTCAAAGTCTGAGCCCATCTTGTAAAGCGCAGTGCCGACACCGACTGTCGCAGCGACTGCTGCGGCTGCTGCGATGCCGTACGGACCCGTTTCGCCGAGCATGCCAGCGAGCCCGGCGATCCCGCTCTTCGATCCGCCGAGCCCCTTCTCCATCCCGCCGCCCATCGAAGAGCCGAGCTTGTTTCCGAGCAGCGCTCCGACAGGGCCGAGCTTCGCCCCGAGGTTGCCACCGAGTGAAGTCAGCTCAGACTGAAGCCCCTTCGTGTCAGCACTGATGCCGACATAGCCCTTCCCGACTTCAGTGCCCGCCACGGCTCACGATCCTCTTCAGGTCACGCCATGAGATGCGCTCTCGCTTGCGCTCGACCTCACCCGGTCTGCGTATGCGCAGCGGGTCTGGTATCTCCTTGGCTCCGCTCAGTGCGAGCAGGGTGCGGTACTGCGCAAAGCTGATCTCAGCCAGCGATGCGAGCATCTCATGCTGATCCCACCCGATGCGCCGGCGCTCGGCTGCCTTGTCGCAGAGCGCGTCGAAGTACGCACGCCCACCTGCGAGCAGCTCGGCAGGTCCGCAGCCTGTCATCAGTGTCAGCTCGGCGAGGAGATCGGCGGCTCCGCTCCGTTGCTCGGAGCCGTTGCCGTAGGGTCCTCGGGAGCGAAGTCCGCAAGCTCAGAGCCGACGAACTGGCGCAGCCACTCCATCAGCTCACCATGACTCTCAGGGGCTCGCTCGTGTGCGTCATAGAAGGCGAGCCATCCGTTATCCGCTGCGCTCTCAGGCGCACGCTTGAACGTGTCCTCAAAGAGGACGGCCAGGAAGGGAGAGCCGACGTGTGCGACCTCGGTTGTCCCGTCCCGGCGTGTGAACACCAGGACCTGAGCCACTACGCAGCAGCTTCGTGGTCAGCCTGCGCCCCGTTGCCAGCGACGGTCGTCCAGTCATCGGGGAAGACGAACTTGTAAGCCACCGGTGCAGCCTGAATCGAGAACGTCAGAGGCATCTCAGCCGCTCCCGACTTCTTCCACGGGATCACCACGTTGTCACTGAGCAGCACCCGAGGAGCCCAAAACGCCCACTCGTCGCCGCCATCGACAGCGGTGATGTAGAGCGCTCGCACGTCGAGTGTCTCTGCGCCTGCGGGCATGAACTCGCCCGATGTGCTGTCGATAGTGCCACCACCGAGAGCGAGGAGAAGGTTCGCCACACTCGACTGCATGAGCGTGAACTTCACACTCTTCGGCGCTTCGGTCGTGATGAGTCGCAGGGTGTCGAAGCTCTGCCATCCCTTCAGCTCATCTGTCGTCTTGCCGAACGTGAACTCCACACCGTCCTCAGTGGCGAAGCCGTGATCGGTCCATGCCGCAGGCACTGTCGTCGTCGGCAGTGCCGTGTCAGCTTGCGCCGTGTAGATATTGCCGGTGCCTGCTACGTACAGCTCGGTTGCATCCTGTCCAGCCATTACTGCTCCTTCCCGACAGGGACTGCCTGTCGTGTTGAGTCGCGACGAGGACTGCTCGCCGCAGGCGACGACACGTCGCCGATGTGTAGATCAGGGCTCGAGCTGGTCGGTGTCTGATAGCTCGGCCAGAATCGGATGCCATTGAACATCAAGAACGAGATATTGAGCACGCCGGGAAACTGCGATGCGGTCGAGTAGAGCAGCACATCACCGCTCGGCTGAAGGAGCACTTGCAGCGCCGTGCGTGGTCCGCTGTAGCCGCCGAGATCGCACGGTGCGAGAACGACTGTCGGCTCACTCGGGCGATAGTTGACCGGCAGGTTTCCGATGCGCACCTGAGCTGTGCCGGTCCACGGATTAAGCCCGGCGTAGCCGTCCATCACGATCTCTCCGTGATGACGAGCGAAGCGGATCGGGTTCGTCGGCATCCACACCGGATCGAGTGTGAACGGCAGCCACAGCGGCGGCTGGTCGAGCTGGTGCAGCGTGACCTCACCGGGATCACCCTTCGGACCAGTCGAGCCTTGCGGACCAGTGTCGCCGTGCGGCCCTCTGTCACCTTCGATCCCCTGCGGCCCTGGCTCACCTTGCAGACCTTGCGGACCATCTGCGCCAGGATCACCTTGCGCACCGGGAGGACCCTCGGGGCCGTCAGGACCGTCAGCTCCTTGTGGGCCGACGATCTGTCCGACATCGACCCACCCGCTCGACTGTGAAGCCTGCGACACGAACACGAAGAGATGTCCGTCAAGGGGCTGCTGGCCGAGGACGGTCTGGTAGAAGAGCCCTTCACCGACTCGACACTGATACGCCGGTGTGCCGGGTCGATCCCAGTCGGGCGGCAGGTAGCCGGTGGCAGGCAGGTCGAGCGGAGTCTTCGTGATCCCGAAGCGCCCGACGATGACCGTTGCCGCGCCATCTTGACCGGGCGGACCCTGCTCGCCGAGTGCTCCCCGAGGACCCTGAATGCCTTGAATGCCTTGTGACCCTGGCGGGCCCTGGCCACCAGTCGGCCCACCGGGACCCTGCGCTCCTCGCTGCCCTTCAGAGCCCGTGTCTCCCTTCTCACCGGGCGGACCCTGCGAACCCTGCGGACCCTGCGAGCCAGAGGCACCAGGAGGACCCTGCGGCCCTGTCACGACCGCAGGATTGATCCATCCTGTCGGGTTCGCTTCAGTGCTGACGAAGACCCACAGACCTCCGGTGCGAGTGTCGATGCCCGCCTGCCCGACGAGAAACTGAAAGTCGGCGACCGGGGTGAAGGGTCCGTCCCATCCCGCAGGGATCAGGCCGCTCGGTGGCAGCTCGCTCGGGTCACGGTTGGAGAAGCTGCCGACGATGGTGGTCGTGGCTCCTGGCTCACCTGGCACACCGGGCGGACCTTCGACTCCCTGCGGACCATGCGGACCCATCGGGCCGGGAGGACCCACTGTGCCAGCGCTCACCCCGACCTTGATCTCGGTGGCAGGAAGATCGACGGTCACGGCTCGACTCATGCGAGCACCGCCTCACGCAGTGGTGGAGTCACTCGGGTCACTGAGATGATGGCTCCTCGCAGCACTGTGCGGCCTTCTCCTGCTGCCGGGTCGCGCCCGGTCACATCGAAGTCAGACCACCGCCGAGAAGGCAGGAGGAGTGTCTCTGAGCCCCGCAGGTACAGCTGCACACCGGTCGGGGTCGGGGTGCACGTCCATGCCATGCGAGTCCCGCCACCAGTGTCGATCTCGGCGGCCCACGTCCAGCCGGTCACGTCTGCGGGCTGGCCGCCGACAGAGAGCACGATCTCAAAGTCGAAGGCGTCGCCTTGATACGCACGGAAGCGCCACCACTGCGGCACCAGCTCAAGAGTGTTCAAGGTGTCACTCATGGCAGCGGGGCTCGCAGTGGTCGCACGAGAAGCTGAGCAGTGAAGCGATACCTCGGCTTCGGCGGGTTGAAGCTCGCATCTGCGCTCTGCACCAGTGAGGACACGAGGACGGAGAGCACCACGCCTTGCGGCCACTCGCCGACAAGCTTCTGTGCCATGCAGGCTCGCACTGTCTCAGCCAGCGAGCGCAGTGGTGGGAAGCCACCGTCAGCCCACACATCGACCTGCATGCTCGGATTGTCGAGCCAGTACGGGTGCCCGCCGTAGAGCGGATCGCCGCCGAAGCGGTACACACGCGCCAGCGGGAACACACGAGGAGACTTCGGCACGATGGAGTACAGACGACCCTCGAGCTCGGCCAGCTCGGGCATGCCGGCGAGTGCGCCGATGACGAGCGCTTCGGAATCTGGCAGGACGATTGTGTCGGTGCTCATGTTGGAACGTAGACCTCCACCACGCTCTGCACTGCGGAGCCGAGAACGTTTGCCGGTTCGTTGTTGATCGAGCCGAACTCGATCCAGTGCCAGTACCACGAAGAGCTTGCGAGCATCGCTGTCGGCGTGTCTTCGTCATCTTTGATGCGAGCGAAGAGCGAGCTGCGATAGTCGCCCGTTCGCTCAGGGGCTGCCGAGTAGGCAGCGTTCAGCGCATCCTTGGCCACTCGCACCAGCAGCGAGCCCATCTCAGGAGTGTCGGTGACCTTCTCCGCTGCGTCGGGATAGATCGTGATCCCACCAGTGATCGGCATCAGGCTGCCCTCGCTGCGGTCGCTTCGATGTGGTCGAGTCGCCCCGACAGTGTGTAGGCGGGCCAGGAGTCACCCCGAAACTCGTACGTCACGCCGTCAACGATGAGCTGATCCGCAGCCTTCGGTGGCACGGCGTTCGGCAGGAAGGTCACGAGCCACGTCGTGTCGCTCAGCTGTCCCATATCGCCGATCTCTTGTCGGCCCCGCTGCTGAAACTGGCACAGCGTGTCCACGTCGAAGAAGAAGTCAGTCGGGTTGCCATGCGCATCAGGCGCACCGCTCGACTGGTAACGGATGGTGCACTTGCGAGTGAGGTTGCGAGCGACACTCACGAGAGCTGCCTCTGTGCTCGCTCAAGGTCTGCGATGTCTCCTGGCCACCACCAGTCGCCGCCATAGCCTCCGAGTCCGTACTCCAACGGGTGCGGCACCACGAGCTTGAGCGAAGCGAGATCGGGCGCACGCCAGGGCTTGAGGAGCAAGCGCCAGCCTTCAGGCAGGAGCGAGCTGTCAGACCAGTTCGTCGCGTAGGCCGTCTGTACCCACCCGATGCGCTCCATGCTCACCGCACCATCAGGACCGGCAGGCTCGGCCACCAGTCGAGCGGTGACCTGACAGGTCACGAGCACCACTGCATCGGGCACCGGGCCGGGGTCGATGGCTTCAGGGTCCGTGTCGTCATAGTGAACCCACGGCAGCACTCCCGGCGCGACACTCGCCACCACCGACGACCCGACTCCGAGCAGGAAGGTGACCCTCT